AGCTCTATCATCACCCTGTTGGACAAGTGTTGTTCTAAGCACTAACTTCTCTTGCTTCATGAACTCAGGCATCAGTGATTGAATAGAATCAATGTCAGTTCTATCTTCAAATACTTTCTTTGCAGCACCATACGCAATATACTGCCACCATTGGTCCAAATCTGGACGAGAATCAATGGCAAGTAACTCAGATGGTGGAACATAGGCTTCTATCTTAATATCGTACTGCATGTCAGGAACAGGCCTGATTGTGAATGTATTATTAAAATAGAGAATAGATGTTGGTCTGCCCGTTGAATAAGGGACATCTTGAACATATATTGGCTTATTGGCAGCAGGAGCTTCAGTAAACGTAATATTAAACACACCAGTCACATAGTTAATACTATTTGTTGGAATTGATTGAGTAATAAAAGGACTTGTGCTTGGTATAGGCCCAACAGTATCATAGAGATTGCCATATTGTGTTTGTATACCTGTAAGATCATCTATCAATGGAACTGCAACCAATCCTGTCGCCATATCATTGGCATCTATAGATGTGAACATAAGTTCGTTGGGCAATATCGGTTTATTGGCAAGAGTTCCCGTAAAGTTTGTTAATAAACCATTACCAGTAGCAATCTGTCTCTTTTGCTTTACCATTGGCCATTTACCAAAGAATTCTTCTCGTGATTGACTGAACCATACTTTATAACCAGCTGCATAGATTGGTGTATGCGTTGTCATAATAGCGTTCTTGAAGTTAAATAGAGGATTATCAGCAAGAACGGTATTGGTTGCATAGGTGTCGATATTTGGTTGCGTATAGAATGAGAATGTCTTACGCATATTAAATAAGCGAATATGAGCAGGCATATCATGCACAACAAACGTGTTAACATACTCATCTATTTCAGCATCAGATATCTGTTGAGGAGACGGGCTTCTCGTCAATCTTCTTACTTTGACTCGTATTGTTTCAAGCGTTGAATTGGGCATGATATTCCTTATAAATAATTAACGAATATGAGATGGCAATGTATTACGGGTAGCTCCATAGAGACTACTATTAGCTTCACCTATTGGTATAACCTGCGCAAATAATCTTGTATCATCTGGTTCATCAAATTCATCAAATTGAGTAGTGTCTATATTAACCGTAAATTCATAGATGGTTACAATAGATTCAATCTGAGATGTCATGCCATCAATTTGTGTCATGCCAAATCCTTGAGGAACATAAAATCGAACGATATCAGTGGTATAATAATTATGTGCAACAGTGGTAATAACGTGCGCTTTTCTATCTCTTGAGATAAAGAATATTGCACGCATTGCAGGCTGGTAATCTGGATACTCTATAGAACCATTATTTGCCATCTTATATTCCTATGAATACTTTTCTACGGTTACAATATTTTTTGTATTGTCTTCCATATCAATAAAGTCCAATGGGATAAAGCTTACACGGTGGATCTTTTCACCAATACGTGCCGTTACTTTTCCTGCTTCATCATGCATATATTGATGCACAGGGTACCAGCAATGGTTATTAAGATGTTTGGCAACCATGTAGGGAAGATCATACACTTGACCATCAACAAGTTCATAGTTCTTTAATGGAACTTCTTTGTATTTCTTGTAATGGAACTTGAGAACGCCACCTCTCAGCTCATCGTATTTGAACATACCTTTAACAATGCGCATATCTTTTTCACGCATAAGTCTTCTTGTTGCTTCTTTTGATTTACTTGTCTTGATATTTGAACTTACTTCTACGGTATCTTTTGCCATTTCTGTATTCATAATTCTCCTTAATGATTGAGAGGGGTGTAGGCGCCTACACCCCGTAGTACTATCTATCAATTAAACGATCAATGATTCGTCAGTATCAACAACTGTTGACACTCCAGCACTCCAATAGATGTCATCACCATTTTGACCAGCAGGACCGAAACCACCTGCAATCAACCTAACACCAATATATCCACGATTGTCAGTAGCATCGCTCAATATATTAGTAGAAAGAGCTAATGCGCGAGCAGTGTCTTCTCCAATTGGAACAGCCATTGCTTTTGATATTGGATCAAATGCAACGTTATCATTGGTAGGGAAGGTAAATGGAGTAAATGAAGAAGAATCAATATCAACAGCTACTACACAGTTACCAATAGTGTCATCAACTGTAAGAATTGTTCCAATCATATTGTTGATCTCTATCATTCCATAGTAAACACTTGGAACAAGAATACGGATCTTTTGGCCTGCTTGATAGCCAGATGGAACGCTGAAACTAATAAGACTCTCATTACCATCAGGTACGATATTAACAATATATCGATGACGAGGATAATACATTGGATCAAAGTTAACTTTTCTCCAGAATCCTGAAACTGCGGCATCATTCGGCGCAGTAGCCAATGGAACTGCAACTTCAAAACTTGTATTAGCTACAACGTTAGTGACTTGTACGTCATATCCACTTAAATTAGCATTACCAGCCATAGATGAAAGACGAACGATATCGCCATCAATTAAAGTTCCTGTATTAGCAGTATCATATACAGGATTTACGTTATCAGTTCCTGCAGTAATTTCTTCTCTTGCTGATAATGGATTACCTGATGTATCTACGAGAGTTATAACATCAACACCTTCAAAAATGGTAGTATATGCAAAAGCTGAACCAACATCGGTATTGATTTTAGCCCATGATATTACAGATCCCGCATTCATACCAGTTTGGTAATAAAATTCATAACCAAGATCATCTGCAACATCAAAAGCTGCAGTTGCGTTATAAATTCTAAGCCAGTCAAAACCAGTTCTTATTTTAATAGTTACATTGTCACCAGTAGCGACAAATTTACCTTGAGAAATTATAGTATCTGCCATGTTAAATCCTTAAGCGCTTAAAGTACAACGAAGATTTGAAACCCATGCATCATTTAAAATTCTCGGAACTTCAGCGAACTTATAACCGATTGTTACGTTCTGAGCCAATGGTCCAGAGTAAACAGCAGGACGATAAATAAACAATGCTGATGCACCATCTTGTTCAATACATGCATATGCTTCTTTAGCAACGCAGAAGATGTTATAAACAGTTTGATCGTCTGCAGATGCATTCAATTCTTTTGATCCAATTGATGACAATAGGAAACGTAAGTTACCAACCGCACCCCATTCAGAATCAAGAACTGCTTGCTGAGATGGATACTGACTTTGATGAATAAATCCATCAACTTCTGAAAGATCAGAAGTTAAGTCAGTGCTACCCAATGCAAAGTATGCATTACGAACTGGAGCAGTACCAAACTTGTCTTCCCCTTCAATGCCACTTAAGAACATATGAGCATCGGCTCCCAAAAGAGCACGTACAACAATGTTAACGTCTTCTGAAGTAAGTTCAGTTGGAACATCTCCATTAGTACCATTAACACAGTTAACCTGAGCTGCAGTTCCTGCAAGCATGTTACGAGTAAGTTCATCTTCAGTTTGTCTTAAACTTACACCAAGACGAATAGCAGCCTCATTTAATACAGACTCTTGATTCTGCAAAACGCATTCTATTACTTTCGGGTAATCAACCCTACTGACCATTTCCATGGCGGGACTGGTGCTTCGACCAGTCCTCTACATATTTCTATATAGTTTGGACTATCGCTTCATCCATTACAGATGCTATCGGGTTTAGTCTCTCAGGCTGTACACTATTCCTCAAAACAAATTAAATAGCACTTGCCCCTTGTTTCCCTCGGCTTTACGTTAGGGAGTCCAAGTCAATTACCGTTAGTTTATAGCAGGCCGAACTTTAACCTGCTCATTCATTTCTACCCATGTCAATCTGTTACTTTTATGACCTACTTTTACATAGGCGGGGAAGCCTCTTCGGATCTCCCTCTCCATCTTTCGATTGGAGCTCAGACTATCGCATCGCTTTTAAGCGTTTTCTCACTTAGTCGTTCACGGTGGTTTTGCACCTTCCGCCTTGTCACCATAGTTTTCACCTTAGGTTTCCAAGTCAATCAGAGAAAATTTAACTACGGCACAAAATTTTACCGTACCAATCAATCTTTGCATCGATGTCGATTGCAGTTAATTGTTGTGATGGAGGAGTAACACCAGAATTACCAAGTGGTACCAAAGCTCTATCAAGTGGGTTGTATCTTCTGAAACGCATAGTAGTACCACCATTACGAGGCATCTTATACTTTTGCGCAGGAATTTTGTGAATCAAGTTAGGAGTAGGAACAGAGAGCAACTTCATGTTAAATGTTTGTTGCACCGCTGCTGGTAATACTCCACTAGTAGTGATTGCCATAGACAGTCCTTAAAGTTAGAAAAATGTTATAGATACACTTTTCCATCTTGCACAAAGCTTTGAAGTAATAGTCACATCGAAGCTATTGCCAAGACGGATAACTTCAAGCCGGACGAATTCTTGAGAAGGGCTTTTGCGTCCTTAGATAAGATTGTAAGCAGGACGAATGCTCACGGTTTGTTGCGTCAAGAAGAACCTAACTCAAAAACCGTGAGATGAGAAATAATTTAATTATGAACGAGACTTCTCTTGCATTTCTTTCCAGAGAGAAGCTTTTAAGTCTTTAGTCAATCCATTGGCAAAAGCATTTGCATGCGACAGCGGGCTGTTTCCGCCTTGTGGCGATATGCTATTGATAGGTTTCGGCTTTAAAGAGTTCTTATGCGCAGTTACTTGATCAAAAGATGTACTGTCAGGTAAAGATCCATGAATACCCAAGTCTTTAATTGCTTGGTAAGTCTCTTGAGCTTTTTCCATCAAGTCAGGATTGAGATTGAGCGATCGTGCAAGACCTGGTCTCTTTTGTCTGAGCGCTTCTATATTCTGCGGAGTCAGCACATCATAGAAATCATTGTACTTTGATTTGAGCTGTGTCTCTATAATCTGCTCTTCGTTTTGACGTTGATAAGCTTTTAAAGATTCTTCAAGTTTCTCAAGGCGCTTTTTATCTTGCGACTTTGCCTTCTTAAGTTCTTTTGCTGTTAAGATCTCGTCGTCATCAAGGGAATCAAAATCGAACTCAGGCTCTTCTTTAACCTGTTCTTGTGGCTGTTGGTATTGCTGCTGAGCATATCGTTGCTCATAGTCTACCCTTTGTAGGATACTGAGGTATTCGTCACGCTCTTTCTTATACTTAAGACCCTGTTCCGCTTGCTCTCTCAGCTCTTTCCAACTTTGCTTGGGAGAACTTTCTTGTTCTGGTTGTGTAGATTCTTGCTCTTGTGCTTCTTGCTCAGGTGCTTCTTGTTGAATAAGATTATTGCTCGACTCAACTACTTCTTTTTCTTCAAATTGGTTGCTCATGAATCTCCTCTAATATAACTTTACCTTCTAACTTATCTTCTCCGTTAAGCATCTTAGCTTTCTTATCCAATGTCCCATCAGCGAAATCTAACACAAAAGAACGTAATTCGTGAAGTTCTGGTGCAAGATCAAGGGCATTAGCTTTTATTTCTATGGTTATGTCTCGTGCAGGGATGACCCATAAGAAGTCTATTGCATCATCTGCTTTGTTGTATTTATAAACAGCTTGATCATAATCTGGCGTTGGACATGTTCTGCGATATAAGAAGTAGTTTCTAATGACATTCTGCAGAAGTTTCTCTTTCTTGGTCAAAACAACAAGGTAAAAATCACCGTCTAAGGCTACTTTTCCAGACTTACATGCTTCTACCAGTGAATCCATGTAGGTTTTAGTCATCTCTTTGCCCTGTTCGCGGGCATCAGTGGTAACCAACTCTTTCTGCATTGCATCAGTAGCCAACTTACCAACTGTTACACGAGATTTATCTGTTGTTACTGCATCAAAGGGCTTCAAAGTATCTTTATATGCTAATTTCATATCTCTCCTTTGCTTTATGAGGACCTTGTCCATGGCAGATGCAATTTCTTTCATTGTATTAAGCAATTGAAAATTGATTGCTGCTCGAACAAGATCCTCATTATCAAGTTATCTTAATTAGACTTCTTTTCTTTAGCAGCCTCACTAAGAGCAATCGCTATTGCTTGTTTAGGATTGGTTACTTTTGGGCCTTTTTTACTGCCTGAACGTAACTTTTCCTCTTTAAACTCATGCATAACTTTTGCTACTTTAGGTTTAGCAGCAGATTTAGGTTTTGCAGGACCTTTAGGTTTCTTAGCGGCAGCAACTTTCTGAGGTTTTTTGGCCTTAGGGGATTTAAGAGAAGAAATCAGCTCTTTGTCTTCCATCGCTTCTTTCTTAAACATCTTAATATCGCCCTTCAGATGCTTAACAACCTTTTTAGCAGCTTTCTTTTTCATTAAGAATCCTTTGGTTTCTTGCTGCTCTTAGAGCTATTTTTAATCTTACTAATAGTTAACCGTGTTGATTTTGATCGAACACGAGCCAATCTCTTTATCTCTTCTCTGGTCATTTTCTTTTGCATTAAGATACCTTAAAAGTTATTTATGACTTTTGATCTCTTCTTACTGGACCCTTAGGACCCTTTTTAACAACAGGAGCTTGAGATACTTCTTCTTTTTTAACAACTGGTTTCTTAACAGTTTTATTCATAGCCATAGTAATTCCTTTTTATTTATGAGTGTGCTCTGTGCAACCAACCACTTAAGAATTTCTTTTTACGCGGTGAAGTTGCTGCAATTTTTCTATAATATCCTGCAGCACATGCTTTAATAGCAGACAGCAGATTTTCTGGGTCAACTTTATTAATCTCAACAAGTGTTTCATAACCCAAATGTCCATCTTCAACAATAGAAGTTCCCATTGCTTTCAATGCTCTTTGAGTAATTCTATGGGCCCATGTGGGCCCAACATTCACTGACAAGTCAAAGATCTTATTCGCAACATTAGAATCTTTAATAGATTTGTAGAGATAAGGGTCCCAAAAGTCTCTCTTGTAGATCGCCTTAGCCTGTTCTTCTGTCAAAGACTTAATATCAACAGTGGGATAGGCACGTTTTGATATGCCAAATTTCGTTTCTCCGCCAGTATCTCGAGGGTCATTATTATAACCACCCTCATGCCGTAATGTTATCGTCACAGCTCTTTCAAATGCTACGTCAGTCACTAGATTCACCATATCGTGCCTTCCTTTTGCTAGCTTCTTAGACCCGGGAACACTCCAAAAGACTCTTGAGGAGTATTATCGCCGGGAATTACTTCTGAATTCTTTGCATACATACTAGCCTGTTTAGCCTTTTTGTATACCTGCCCAGAAGCGCGACAATAATCCTGAAGGTTTTGTGGAACCCCCAGGATATTGTAAGCAATTTGTGTAGCTTTACCTTTTGATCTCGGAGCGCTCGGCATCTTAGTACTTCTTGCGAGCAAGATGTGCTTTAGCAACTTTAATAGCATCATGCACTTGACGATCCATTGCTTGGAAATCATCACTTACGTTCGTTTCGATGTAAATATTCTTTGGATATTCCATCATCTTCACTTCGCGAGGACAATTAGATGGAGCGCTCTTGTCTTCATTAAGAAAACTTCGAGACTCAGGTGATGCGTAATATTTTTTCTTAGCCATTACAGCCCTTTCGTAGAAAATACTCGAATTAACGAGTAAGGTTAAACCTCTAACTACTGACCCATGACAGGAGGTTGATCTGCCATAGGATTATTCTCTTGTTGCGGTTGTTGCTCTTGCTGCTGAGCTTGCATCATCTGCTGCATTTGCTGTTGCTCTTGCATCATGCGTTGCTGTTCTTGTTGTTCTTGTTTCTCTTTTTCAGCACGCTCCATCTCATCTTGCTTCTTAAGATTCTGATAAAGGGAAAGCAGATCACCAAGCTGTCTAATATCAATGTCATGTAATTCTTTAAGCATCTTAACTTTAGTGAGCATTGCCTCTTCATCTTTGTTATGTGCCTCAGCGAGCTCTTTTTCAGCTTGTGCTTGACGTTCTATTGCCATCTGCTGGTTCTCTTCAATACGACTTAATCGTTCTTGAGCGAGGCCCTGATCTGCCATAGCGCGCGCTTTAGCCATCTCAATAGTAGCTGCTTGCTCTTGCATAGCCATCTGAGCTTGCTGCTGAGCTTGTTGCTGCTGTTGCTGCTCTGCCTTTTGAATCTCATCCATAAGCTTTTGCTTATTCTGAAGTGTAGATGCCTCAATAATAAGATGCGGCGGAATATTAACACCAACTTCTCTTAAGTGTAACAATTGAGCAAACTGTAACTGCTTTTGAGTTGTTGTATCTGAACCCTCTTCAATAGCAGCGTCATAGACACCGAAGTTCTTATCATAAAACTGTGGAGATGGCTCTTCTTGGATAATGCGCTTGATCTTGCCGGGAGTGAAGTTAGTTTGAATAAGATTGACCATCAATCTACCCAATAACTTCTGAGAGAAATCAAGTTGATCAAACAAACGTTGCAAGGTTGTAAGTCCTGCTCCTTGTCGAAGCATTGAAAGTATTCCTGCTTTATCGTCTGATGCACTTCCAAGAAGTTCTTCGTTAACGCCGGATATCTCCATGATCTCTCTTCCTAATTGCTCCGACATTTGGAACATGGAAGGGGAAATATTTGCCGCTTGGATAGGTAAGACATCGCTAATTTGCGCCTCCTCTTTAAGCCATAATACTTGGCCCTGACCCGTCTTATAGGGGCTTTTGGGATCCACAAAAGCGTTTTCTTTAGCAATCCATCCAGAATTAACTTGGCTTTCAAGAATATCGAGCTCAATTATCTTCCTTCTATTATAAAGAAACTGTGCATCCCTTAATCCACGAACCATACCTTGCATACGCAATTGGAAGTAAGGCAACTCTGGCGTGTAGTATCCTAAAACAGGAACAAATGGGTACTGATCTATTCCCATTGGGTTAGGACCTGAGTACATAGTCTTACCATTAAGAACAATAGCTAAGTTAACTGTTGGAATCTCATGATCAATAACCGTAACGGTCGGATAGGTTGCAAGATACATCTTGAGTGTTTCTTCATCACCTTTCCATTCCATTGTCTCACCGTTCTGGGTATCAACAATCATCTTTTGTTTACGATAGTCTCTATAATAGAACTCATCGTATGACATAAGATTCTTTTGATTGTAGTCATAGTTCTCTGGCATGTACTGAAACTTTCCATCTTTCATGCCTGAAGCATAAATAGAACTCATCTCTTCTGCTTTATCAGGAAGAAGACTCATCGCTTGCTGCTTGGTAACAAAAGATCTCTTCCATATTGCATTACAATCAGAGAGATCATGTTTTTTGAAATAAGGATCGATCACAAACGTGTTATAAGAACAGTTTGATACTTTGATATTACCGTTTACTGGATCGTCTCTATAGTCCATCCATACTTGCAATAGATTAAGACCGCTGATCATGGCACCGGTGAAAGCTTCTGATATAGTTTCTGAAACAGATTCTTGTCGATTGTTCCACATTAATATTTTTGTAAACTGGTCAGCAGTTTGTTGGTTCGCATTCTCAATAGGAATAACAATAGTCGACTTCCTATTTCTTCGTTGGTAGCCGCAAGGCATCTCAACAATTCTCTTGATGCGATTGAAACTAAACTGACGCCGATTAACACCATAAACATTTCCGTAGATATCGTTCCATACACTCTGATCACCCGCATAAAAACGAGTATCAATATCAGCTTCAGCCCAGAACTGCTGGTTAAGCGTTACTGAGTTGGTATAAAAATCTTCCATGCGAGAGAGAATAGCTCTATCTTTCTCGTCATAGTATTGATTACCTAATTGAGGAAATAATGGCATTAAGGTTCCTTTTCTGTGGCCACAGATTTTAAGCGCATATTGCACTTCCTATAACCTAGAAAATGAATGAATCGATAGCAAATAAAAAGACCCAAAAAGCTTTTACACTTAATGGGTCTTAGATAATGAAGCAATTATTATTTATTCTTGAGGCATCTTATAGAAAGAAATATTCTTTGGCTGCATGTACTCATAAAGAGACCGATTAAATGCACTACAATTACATTTCTTATCAGAGAAGCATATATCTAAAAAGCATGAATTGGTAGCTGGATATATGCAAAACGTTGCCGTTCCATCAGCAAGGTATGCATTTGCAAAGAATCCAGACTCGCCAAAGTCATCAAACTCAAAATCAATAATGGGAATCTCCAACAAAGGAAGACTTCTAATAAAGAGAAGCATGATCTCATTATGATCAGAAATCTTTAACTTGTCGCAATCTCTATAGTGAGACAGATAGTATTTTTCATAACCATGAGATTGGTTAGCGGCCTGAATATTTTTTGAGAATGTTATAACTAATATAATAAACACATCTTTAAAAGACATAATCGCTCCTACTTTTCACACGTTTTTTGTAGATACATTGTCGCAATAACCGTTATTCCAGTTATTACTAAACTCAAAGCTCCGGCAATCTTTCTATCTCTTATTCTCTTTGCTTTCTCTTGCTCTGTTTTACTTTTGTGATGATCTCTGTCACTTACTAAGAACTCACTCAAAAGGTCTACCAAGTCACAATAGTTGTTAGCGCTATCAACATCAGTCAGTGCTTCAGATGCATTACTATTCTTTGTCATTACATCATTGAATCGCTGCCTATCATTCTTAACTAATTGGGAAAGAGCGTTGGTTAGCTCAGGTCTTTTTATTTGCAGTCTCTTTCTGTCTCTATGATTGAGCATAGGAGTTACTACAGAAGAAAAGGCATCAACAGAGATATCTCTCCCTCTTGCTTTAAACTCAGCAACTTCACGATCAAAATTAGGAACAACAGCAGCTTTACCCTTTATGAGCGCTGCATATTCTTTTGGCCGCTCACGTGACATACGAGCAAGATCTCTGAGCACTTCTACATCGTACGTCGCACCAGGAGAGTCAGCATTCTTTTCAGTATTAAGCTGTGGCGGTTGACGCAATTTTCTATTCTTTACTGTTCCGCCTTCATCTGAAAAGCTGCTTGATTCATTGTTCATCCCAACAAGAGAGCATGGAACCAATAAACATAAGACCAATTGCGTGCGCTCCATTTACGCCCTTTCTATAACTTGCGATTCAACATCTTGTGGTTTGAGACATTTTCTCATAAATTCGTCAAACTTCCTAAAATCACAAGAAGACCCGCACGTAAATAAATCAACAAATACTGAGTTGTGTTCCGGATATGAATGTAAGCTCGCATGGCTCTCAGAAAGAAGATAACAAAGCGTTAACCCATTACCTTCAAATTTATAACTTGATGTCCCTAGAACATAAGCACCTGAAGCTAATACAGCAACGTGGAACATTAAAGCGAGTTCTTTAGGGTTATTTATGACTGCTTTATCGCATTCTTTATAGCTTGCAATAAAATGAATACCATAAAAGTCATATGCTTTTGTTATTGGTGTTGCAAATATGAGTGCAGCAACGAAGATTTTCTTCAACATTTTCTTCAATCCTTCTTGGTTCGCGGTAATTGTTCCATATAATATTACTGATATACCTATTACGAGATATCCACTTTGGTTGTTCTTTTCTATCAGCATCTATCTTCTCTTTTATAGATGCTGGCATTCTTAGATGTATTCTTTGTATTGCTTGGCTCACCTTCATTCCTTCTCGTGGCAAAATGTCACGGTTTAAGTCTGTGACAAAATGTCACGAACTGCTGGGTTTATTAAACTTTCATGAATCGATACATGATACTCATCTACTACTTCCGACGCGCGTTGAGGAATAATAACAATATCTCCAATTTCCACAATAGGAGATACGCGACTACCAACAAGATCATATTCACAGCTTCCTACCGATACTACCTCTGCATGAATACGATCATGAGAAGTAGTCTCTATCCTTTTTAAAGTAATCATCGATTAAAGTTTCCTGTTGAGCTTGATCCAAAGATACCTGGCAAACTACCAGAATTACCATAAAGAGCTTCTGTTCTTATTCGTGACACGTCGTCTTGCGACATTCCGTCTCGTGTCTTAGGAAGCGCAATGCATAAGTATCTAAGAGCATCTGCAAAGTGTGAATTGCTATCATGAAGAGGATGAGCGTTATATACTTTACGTTTTGCATCAAACTCTTGGCGGTAATTCTCAATAGCTTTGATTAATGGAATGCATTTGTTTTTATCTATATAGATCTTGCTGAGTGCTGATCGAACTGCCTCTATACCATCCATGATCGAAAGACTAGGAGCTACCGTAAAGTTAATACCAAGATGACGAGCTTTCTCAAGCCGTGTCATACCAGTACCGAATTCACGAACAGCAATGTCATGAGGAGCAATGTGTCTGCCATAAATATACGGTTTATCCTGTATGACTTTTATGTAGTGCTCAAGGCCTTCTTTGTTCTTCTCATAGCAATCTATGATGCGAGTTGTAGTACCAATAGTCTGAAAGAATATGATTGCTGTTGAGTCTCGAACTCCGATATCCCATGCAGTATGAACCTTAGCTCCTGATTCCCAGGGAACAAGATCAATCTGGTTATTAATATGCATACGATCTATATATTTACTATAATATGCGCCTTCTACACCCATGGTAAACGACGTATAATACTCTTGCTGCATTAAGTCTTCAGAGAGCTCTAAAGCTTCGCTCTCAAGGGCCTCTTTTGATATGTGGCGCGTATCGTCAACTGTGAGTTTTGAGACGTACCATCGATCGGGATCCTGAATAGCCATGGTAAACATAGTATAAAGATGATTCTTACCACGAGGAGTACTGACAAAAAGAGCCCAACCGTCATTAGCCGCCAATATTGGTCGTGAGAAAGAGAATGCCGCTTCGTCCTGCAATGCATACTCACTAAATACCATGCCAATAGGGTTAGTACCAATAAGAGAGTTATCATAGTTGTCTGATCCTATAATTTGAATGATTGATGAATTAACTAAACGAATACGCATCTGGACTTCATTCTTAGAGTCGATAAGCTCTCGTGGAATAAAATCCAGTACGCGTAACCCAGAGTTGGTGATGGCGTCCCATAATATTCGACGACCGGAACTAAATGTAGGAAAGACATAAAAGTATGTTCCAACTTTATTCAATGCAGCAGATATCATCAAGTTAAATGCTACTATATCTTTACCTGCACGACGTGGCCATATAAGAAGACCACGTTTATATCCATGCTTTTCAAATGCATCAAGTACAGGCTTCTGATAGTCTCGTGGCTTGAACTTATCAATTGATATCTCTCTCACTCGTTCACCTTTTTATCGAAACTAATAATATGACGTGTGTATATATGACCATCATCATGAAGGAAAGATATATCTTTGTTACTGAAATGACGAAGCTTTTCTGCAATAAGACTTGGAGATATAAATCCCTTCTTACTTGCAAGTGGAGTACAGATATTAATAGCATCTATAGCTCGTTCTCCGTCGAATATACCAGAATAAGAATTAACAAGATGAGCCAGAACAAGGGAATTAATGAAGACAATGTTTCTCCTAAACTCTTTTGATATCATAGCACCAACCACTTTTACTCTCTCTGCATCGCCACGCAATGCTTTAATGCTAATCTTCATGATGTCTTTATCAGTAATAGCAACACAACCAACTATATAACCATCAACCATATCGAACTTGATAGATCTAATATGACTGAAGTCAGGCTTTGGCATCCCTTGTAATATGGTCTTTACTTTCTCTTGCAATTTAGTCCCTCTTTAAAGTTACTGCGATCGGCTCTTTACTTTCTGATTCATTAAGTTTGACACGCAAGTCTGTTTCTTCCTGTGCTGCTTGTTTCCAGTCAGGATGATATAAATGCAATGTTCTATGAATTGTTTTCTCATTGCATTCATTTGATTTAAACATGGCGAGCTTTCTACATCTCACACCAATTTTAATCTTAACATCTTCAAATGCTTGCTTAAGCAAAGGGCTTCTTTCCATCCATCCTATAAATGTTGTACGAGGAACCCATAAGTAATCATAGAATTCATAAATATCAGTACTGTCTGGTTTTTCTCCCCATGCATAAAGCTCTTCAGCAGCGGTTTCAAAGAGATTATCTGTTAACGCATGTTGATTCCATGAAAGCTTTTCTCTAATGCTTCCCCTATTATGTCGACTTATTGCAAACAGACTCTTATATGCGTTATTATTGTCAGATTTTTCCATATTAGTACTCACTATCAAAAGGATACTTGATTTGTGTTATCGTAAATTCAGAATAGGGCTCATTTGTAGGGCTATATATCTTCGTTGCAAAGACACTTGATATAAGACTATCTTCTTTGATAATCTCACAGTCCACTGCCAAGTCTTCTACCCACTTCTGCAAGTTAGAAAGATCTGGTTTGTAAATATGATATTGCTGACGTATCAGTTCTTCTTTTTTAGACTTGCTTTTGGGAAGATCGAAGTGGAATCTCATATTAATGTGCAATATGCCATCAAATATCTCTTCTCCGTAATGTTGCGATTGAAGCCCAATGCAGGTAAGCATCTTGAGAGTCTTTTGTCCGTCGTATGCTGAACGATTGTGTCCATTAAAACGAGGACGAGCGAGAGGGATTGGCGTTCCCTTAATTATATAGTTCTTCGATATACGAGCGATTCTATCGCATCTGATTGGGAACTCTCGGTGAGGAGAGCATTCTTCTTTGTGAGCTCCACACATTTCAAGCATCTCATACCTTTCATGTTTTTCATGTAGGACTGTTATCTTTCACCCATTGAGGGACAGAGAATCGAGATAAGAATGAATTTGACCCGCTGAGCTCTTTTCCGAAGTCTTTCGCAATCATACTACTAGAATCAGTTTTTTGATACTCTGCGATAGCATTTTGTTTGAGTAGGGCATGCTCTCTATTCTTCTCACGTTGACGCTCTTGAGACTCTTTAAGCATTTCTTCGTATGATTTCTTAGCAGGCTTTGGTTTTGTTTTTGGATAATGCTTATCCTTTTTGGGTAGATTATATTCTTCGTATTCAATACAATCGTCTTCGTTATCAGACTCATATACTACTTGTTTAAGATAAGAATCTGAAAAAAGGGTTGTTTGAGTTTCTTCTTTCTTTTTGGTATCACGATATGTTGGTTGTGCTTCTTGATCAATCAACAACTTGTCGCCTTTCTTATATCCTGCAAGAGTTAATCTTCTATTCATCAGTTCAACGTTTGGCTTTAAGCCTTTCTTTTCAAGTATTCTTCTTGCTTGAGCCCAAATCCATGTACATGGGTTAAGTATCAGCGTCTTATGCTTACGATAATCGTTATACGCTTGAAGAAGAACATCTTCATAATCGTTAAATGCTACCATTGAAAGCATTCCTGCTTCAGTAAACCCAAGATCGACTGCTATTTGTTTAGCTGTTCCACTAATAAACATCTTTATCTTGTCTCTTTTACATTTTTTTGAAAAATCTTCGAGAATTTCATGGCCGAGAGAGTCTCTTTCTATTGTAAGAAGATACGAAGAGTAAGAGAGATAAATATTATCTTTCTTATATTCAAGATTATGTGTGTAATAACTGCTCCTAGAGCCACTTCCCGAAATTGACGTGTTTAAGAACATAGCCATTAATCCCAATATACCAAACATACTTGCTATTGAAGTGCGTATGCTTTTATAGAATTGTTCGTTGACGAGATAGAGGCACGTATTGTAACCACGGTTGTGAATCTTTATGAATCCTGCTTCTTGGAGTTTATGTAAGAGCTTGTTGGTATATGATCTATCAGTATCGATGTCATTACCTAAAGAATGTTGAGTCGGAGCTGTCCATTTCTTTTTAGTCACATTAGCATGCATTAAACTATTCATAAGCAGGATCATTCTTTTGGTCCACTTGAATTCTTTAACGGTTGATACAAATTTATGAGGAGCTATAGAGGCTGATGCGAAAGTCTTAAAGTTATTTTCAGAAGCTGAAGGTTCTTGTTTGACTTCATGCTGATAAGATTTATTAGTTACAATATGTCTTAATATCGAGCCTGTTAGCTCTGATATCGACTTATTTTTATTTTCTTCTTGACGGATAGAACTTTTTGTCATATTATGTACTTTATATTAAATGTCACCGTGGTTGGGACGCATTGATATCTGAATTTCTTTTTAAGATCCCCGGCAAGGGAAACTTAAAATACTAACAAGTTCAGTTCGATATAATCAAAGGTAGCTTGCAGTAATGAAGCTAGTTTAACGCCTAAAGAATTTTTATCTACTTATTTCTTTCCGTTTATCTTATTGATATCTTTTTTAGCTTCCTCTAACACCTCATCTAGATCTTTGATCAGCTGGTTCGCAGCAGCGCTTTCTACCAGTCTTATGAATGCATATACCATGGCCATTTCTTGAGCAGTTAATTCAAGAAGGGCCTTTTCTTTTGACTTACAGAAAGCAACAATTCCAAGCATCATCTCGTTATATTCTTCTTTATCCATTTTCCATGAAGCTTTTGTCGAATACCATTTTCCCGTTATTTGGTTAAGGGCAAGTCGTGGAGTGGTAACTTGGAACATCAAAGTGAATAACAATAATCTTTTCATAATTCTAAACCTTCTTGTTTTAAATAAATTTCAACTCTGCACAACAACAATGCTGTTGGGGCATTCTTTCTATAAAGAAAGTTTAAGAGCGATGGCAGTGCGATATTAATCGCCTTAGATGCTCTATAATAAGATAACCCACTCTTATCTATATGCTTTTGAAGTGTGAGCCTCATTACTTCATCTTTTTCAATCACAGTATTCCTCAGTGGCAAAGAATTTCTTTATTCTCGCTATCGTCATTCTTGTCGTTCTTCTTTTTCTCTGCATAACATTAATAAGTGTATGCTCTGCAATGCCTATCATCTTTGAAAAGCGCAATAATGATACCGATGAATCATTGAGATACGCATTCAACTTATCAATTAATGCTTGTATCTCTGGGTTTTCTTGTTCCATTCGTGCTCCTTTGTAAAATATTTGTTATTAAATGTTGACTTATATGTAATCTATGATAATCTATGTGAGTAATAAGTCAAGTTATATGTGAAATGCGATGAAAGTTAAAGAAAAGAATCAAGTAAGAAATGATAAAAACAATAATAATAAAGGGAAAGTTGATGAATCAAGTAAAAAAGCAATGCGCAGAGTGTGTAACAATATATGAACCAAAAGCACACAGCAAGATCTTTTGCTCCTTAAGATGTGAAGAGCGCTTCCATGAGTATGCTCCAATCATTCTTATAGAAAGAGTCTATAGGGAGAATGCTGAGCCAACACAGAAGAAGTATGAGCAAAGATTCGATGATTCGTATGGTCAAACAAGAATAGAGTAGAAAATAACTTATAAAGGAGAGATGATGAAAGTAGAAATCAACATAATACATTGCTTATATTGCGACAAACCAATCGATTATGACATAGTCGATGCAGAAGTATATCCATTCTGCACGAGCGAATGTGTCGATATTTTCCTAGAAATGTTTGAAGAAGAGGAATTAAATGGAGCACAATAAGTATAGAGGCTATATGCTCCGTAACACGAAACTCTTAATAGACGATCGAGTTGAGGTTCTTTTTTATGCAATACTTATTATAGGTGCGCTGAACGGATTCATTCAATTGGCCTATGCAATAATCAACTTTTTAATAACCATTACTCGATAGATTACCATGAATACAAATAACACCATTACCACAGGCCTTCTTAGCTCACCCATTATTGGAAACTTTTCCATTGATGGTTTCGAAATGTCTGCTCAAATAGGTAAGTTATCGCTCGCATTAAGTAAATTCCAGGGAGAAATGGCTCCCATAAAGAAAGAAGCTCATGGACATCGCCATAGATATGCTGATGTAAACGCAGTGCTTGAAGTAGTTCGTCCTCTTCTTGAGAAGTATGAACTATCAATTCAACAGCACCCTCATACTGACAGTAACGGCAATCAAAGAATCATGACTATACTGTGCCACTCATCAGATCAGTGGACTCGCAGTAGCTTCAAAATCGTTCATGATGATCAAGATGTTCAATCTCTTGGTGGTGGCATTACTTACCAAAGAAGATATGCACTCGTGTCAATTTTGGGCATAGAGCAAGAGGATGATGATGGTAATGCTCAAAAGAAGAGCTATGAAGATAAGAAAGCTCAGTTTCCAGCAGGAGCAATGCCACGAAAGAGTATATCTCCTGATCAAATAGAAACTTTAAAGAACAAGATACGTGACTCTAAAGAGAGCCAAGATCTTCTACAGGAAATATACAAAGAAACAAAGGTTGGGTCGTTGAGTAGCTTGTCTGAGAAGCAGTTTTACTTTGTGGTAAATAAATACTTCCCAGTTCAGCAAAAAATATAGTATACTCACTCGCGTTATTATAATTGTTTCCCCCGTATAGGTTTTTTAAAATTATTCCTGTGCGGGGAAATATTTAAAGTCGGACTATGCTAAAAAACACCCTGTTATTCTGGATTGTGGGTCCAAGATAACAGGGTTTTTCATTTAGAAATATTCAATGATATAGGCTGCACCTTTTCCACCGTTGCCGCCAGCACCAGAAGTTGTTCCATTAGTAGAACCACCACCACCGCCACCGCCACCGCCAGGAATGCCGCCTACGCCGCCAATTCCAGCCGCACCAGCCTTCATTCCGCCACCACCACCACCACCAGTACCACCAGTAAGTCGTCCACCAAATGCTGATAATGGATTTATGCCATTGGTACCATTCGCGCCATTGATAGTCCCTGAATCTATACCGCCAGAAGCACCCGAAACAATAACCGATCCTGTGGCGCTCATATTGCCATAAATGCTACCAGAACCTCCTGCTTGTTGAGCTGTAACAGAATTTGCACCACTGCCTCCTCCTCCACCAGTTGGCATATACATCATCAAGCCAACGTTGCCAACTTGTGTAGATTCACTATTTGGGACTGAAGGAGAAGCTCCACCAGCAGCATTTTTACCTGCGCCAGCAGATATAATTCCAGGCAGGCCGCTTGTTGCATTCAACATCCAAGCTGTCTCAAGTGATAAGAATCCTCCAAATGCGTTTATATCCGTATTTGTACCATTAATACCACCCGTACCGCCTAAAGACTTACTCGCTGTAAAGTTTCCAACAGAGGTTAATCCTCCATCTGATCCTGTAATACCATCAGTGCTACCTGATGCCTGACCAGATGCACCATTTCCACCAAGCCCAATAGTAACGGTTTCTCCTGAAGGATTAAAAAAAGAAGCTGGACAAGTTACTATAAGCAGTCCACCAGCAGCACCACCAGATCCACCTCCAGAGGTAGCTGATGATCCCTGTCTACCAGATCCTCCACCACCGCCGCCAGACCACATTACAATTGTTACAACGCGAGTTCTATTATTAATAGTCCATGTACCACTTGAAAGAAACTGTGTAGTTAATACACCGCCATTGTTTATCGCATTATTTGTTATCATCTAGCTTACCTGCAAAGCTTTTATATTTTTTGCATCAGCTTGAGCTCTCGCTGCATCAGCTTGAGCTCCACGTGTCTTGCGGCACATATAGTTAGGCTGCGAAAATACGAGCTTAGCATATGCTTCTTGACTTGTAGGAACCATATCTACTTTGTTATCAGCAAGCTTCTTGTCCCATTCAGATTTTAAAACTGCAAAGCATTGCTCATACTTATGCATAAGAACCCATTGCAATCTTCTTTTAAGATCTTCATCAAGAATATCTCTCGACATATTGTCACAGATCACATCTTTTTGTGT